ATCATTAATTTATTAAATAAAGGATTTATTCGTATTCGAAGATACAAGAATCAATACTCATTAAACATTGGCAAAATGACAAAAAAGATTAAAGATATTCTATTTGATTGGGCGGATAAACTTTTAAATACTGGTATTAATGGAATGAGGGAACGAGATAAATATATGCCCATTAAAATACTTGGATTTGGTGATAATTTTCAAAAAACCTTGACTATTCAGGATGTGGCTAATGATAAGTTATATGAAGGGGACGAGTCATTTGACATAAGCAATGCAGTAGTCATAGTCGAGTCTTCGGAGGATTTTATGTATGAACAGAAATTATTGGACAATCTATGATGATGATAGTAGAAAATTTCAACGAAAATTGATAGATACTTATGCAGTTGATGTAGACTTTGATCACACATTAACAAAAGTTTTAAAGATAGTGTCTATGGGACAAGGCACGTTAGATCATTTCGATAAAGAATCCGATTTATTTGAAGTATAATTATAGATATTAATGAGAAAATAGAAAAGTAGAAACCGAAGTTTAATTGGAGAAATAATCTGTGGCGAAAGGAAAAGGTAAGGGTGGGACATGGGAACGTGATGTTGCTAAAACATTAACTAAATGGTTGACAGGAGTAGAGAAACCCTATGTCTGGTGGAGAGCGCCGGGTAGTGGTTCCGTGGCAACCGTGTCCATAGAAAACAAAGAACTTTCTGGTGATATAATATCATTAAGACCAGAGGGAACATTTCTTACCTCAAAGTTTAGTATTGAATGTAAGGTAGGTTACCCTAATAGTAATTTTCATAAGCATCTGAAAGGCGTTAAGAATGACGAAATCCGTCTATTCTGGGAGCAATGTTGTAACGACGCCTGTAGAGCAGATAAATTACCTATGTTGATATATAAGAAAAAACAATTTAACGCTTTGATTGGCATATCTATAATAAACGACGATTTACGAAAAATCCCTTCTATTACAATGACATGGGGCGAATGTAATAATTTATCTATATGTCATTTTTTTGACATGACAGAGTTTTTAAATACAGTAACTCCAGAGGATATTAAGATTTTATGAATACAGAGATGACGGTAGATGAGTTTCATGAGCTATTAACAGTATATATTGTTCAGTTATCTCGTGAAACCAGAGGAATGTTAAGTGATCCTAATAATACAGTATTTACTCCAGAATTTGATGATCTGTTGAGATATATTCAATCAAAAAGTTTGGGCAAAATAAAAACAGTTTACATGAGAGAAAGTGCGGCTACAAAATTAAGATATAATCGATTAAAGAAGTCCATTAAAAATGCAAATAATATAAGATTGACGGTGATATGAGTAGTATAGGTGTACATTCAGATGAATTTTGTGATATTGTCATGATATATCTATTTGATATGTTACGTGACGAAGGTCTTTTGCCTGAAAATATAAGATTTGTCGATTTTATTAAAAAAATGGAAGGGAGAGGAGCAAAAGCAATACTTTATGGAAAGTATTTGGATATGAATACCAATACCAGAATAAAGTACAAGATGATCAAAGATGCTCTACAGGGGACAGGTGTCGCCAGAATTGAGATAAATAAAGGTGAAACGGAATATATAAACGAAGATGTCCCATTTGATCGCGAACTATGCAAACAAATATTCAGGACGATAAAAGATGTGCGTATGAAGCATCCTTCCAAGATATTACGAGAGGATAGGATAGATAAAATAATAGATTATTGTGTGGAACAAAAAAAGAAAATGGAGGCACAGAATGGGTGAATTTATGGGTGATAGTGGTGCTAATCACGCCAATGATAATAGAAACGTTGTAACTATGGGTGGAGAAAATCAAAACACCAATGCATCGGGAACGGAATCACAACCTTCAGGATATGAGACTGATGTTGATGGTGTTATGGCTAATGATATCATAAAACAAGGTAAGGATGAGTTTCCTTGTTTTGATGTATCTCCCGAAGAATTTAATCAGAACATGCAAGACGGTCGTAGACGTTTGCGTTGGAAGTCGGAATCTCCTGCACAGAAATATATGTCAGGAACAAAATATAATCGACCTTTTTATGTTAGAACAACTGATGATTCTGGTAAAAAGTATGTCAGAAAGATTAAATAAGTTTACATTTCATATTACATAACATAATATAAAAGAAAAATTGGAGTAATAATTTGAAAAAAACAATTTGTTTCGACGTGAATAACCTTGCTATGAGGAATTTATTCGGTCAAGATGTTTTAAAGTACGATCCTGATAATAGTAAGAAAGTGGTTGATATGGATACGGAAACATTCAAATTTCGTGTCTTTGATTCTATCTACAAGTCTTTGTTAAACGTTCACGGGGTCAATGAAATAGTTTTGGCTATGGATGATAGACATTCGTGGAGAAAACTTTATTGGTCTAAATATAAATCACATCGCAAAGAATCCAGAGATAAATTAGAGTTTGATTGGGATGGATATTATGATATGTATGAAAGTTTCCTTTTGGAAATCAAAAATCATTTTCCATTTAAAGTCATTAGATGTAAAGACACCGAGGCTGATGATGTTATAGGTGTGTTATGCCTTGAAAAGCAACAGGAATGGTATATTATTTCTAACGATAAAGATTTTTTGCAATTATGTAAAAAGAATGTTACTATATATAACCCTTTAAAAAAGACTCATGTAGCACATCCAAACCCCGAACTTTTCTTGGTAGAGGAATGCATGAAGGGTCAGGCAAAGGATAACATTTTTAATATTAAAACGCCTTTGGAGCATCCAGATGACAAAAGAAAGCCGGGGTTTGGTGACAAAGCATTCGAAAAGGTGTTATCATATGCTGGTGGATGGGAAAAATGGTTAGAAGATAACAATTTACGTGAACGTTATGAATTTAATCGTAATTTAATGGATTTTTCTCGTATTCCCTCAGAAATAAGAAGACGTGTTCTTCGTGACTATGACGAATATATTAAACCGAATCCTGATAATATATTAAGTTTTTTTAAGAAATATAAATGGCCGGATTATTTGGAAAATTTCACCCAAGTAGAGAATAAAATATTGAACGTGTATTGACACAATACGATGAACTTGGTAATATTAATCATACTGAGTTTCCTAACCTATAACCACTAACAAAAAGGATTAATCAATGAACAACTATGACGGGGCTTACAAGGTAGTCAACAAAGAATGGCATCAATCACTTCCTCAATTTTTTGATACGTTTGAAGAAGCACTTTTGGCTCTTAACAAATGGGATAAAGGTGCTTGTATCGAACAGATTGTTGGGGATTCCGTTGATGTAGTCTGGGAACCGAAATATGTGTTATTCATAAGTAATGTCGATTTTTAAATAATAACAATATATGTAAAAATTATTAAGGGTCTTAATTGACCCTTAATTTTTTTATTTACAGTTATGTTGTTGTAAAAAGGAGAAATTTGTTATGAAAAAAGAAGAGTATGTTAATATGTTCTCTAACATTGCCGGACACATTTACGATACATTATTTAAGTCAGATGTCGAGATCCCGGTAAAGATCGTTTATCTTGATACTTATAATGGTGGTGAGGACAATCAAAAACTTTTGTACGCTAAAGAAGGTGATAGTGGATTTGACCTGAGAGCATCCACAAATGAACAAGGTGGATATCAGATTGCCCCCGGTGGTACGATTGTTGTACCGACAGGCATCAAGGTGGCTACACCAAAAGGTACAGAATTACAGGTAAGAACCCGTTCAGGTTCACCCCTTAAAAGAGGATTTAATGTCGCTAACTCTCCGGGCACAGTGGATTCTGGCTACACTGGTGAAGTTGGGGTGTTGTGTCATAACCTTTCCGATAAAGTCATTGAAATTGAGTGTGGCGAAAGAATTGCCCAAGGTGTTATTTGTCCTGTTTATAAAGCCAACTTCGTTGAAGTTGATGAACTTGACCAGACAGAACGTGGTGAAGGTGCATACAACAGTACAGGAGTTAAATAACGGACGAAGGAATTGTTGGGAATATTACGTTTAATCTAACACAAAAAATGTGAGGTAATTATGGTAACTATAGACGGAAGAAAAATTCAAGAGATTAAAGAACATTATCAAGAAATGGCAAAAAAAGAGATTGATGGAGCGAGAAATGACCCTGAAACTAAAGAATTAAAAGAAGATGATATTCAGGCGATTGAGAGTAAATATCAGTTTAAAGCAAATTCTAAAATTACAGAACTTAAAAAATTAGGTCCAGAAAAATTGTTCAAATTGGGATATGCTCATGACCTTAGTGGGTGGAGATCTGGGTACACAAAACCTACCATTGAAGCCCGAAAAGAAAAGAATCGTGCCAAAAATAAGCTGTCACGTAAAGCAAGACGATCACAGAATAAAAAATAAGATATTGTAATAAACACCGCTGCTCTGGCGACCTTATTAGAGTAGTGGTGTTTTTTGGGAGGAAAAATGTCATTAGAAAACTTAAATACAGCAGAATATTCTAAATTTATCCATAAGAGTAGATATGCTCGTTGGGATGATAAAATAAAAAGACGTGAAGAATGGGATGAAACTATTGACCGTCTTATAAATTTTTGGAAAGAAGAAAAGCCAGAATTCAATGAAGTCGCAGATGAAATTCGAGAAGCGATTATAAACACTAAAGTTATGCCATCTATGCGAAGCATGATGACCGCAGGCAAAGCACTAAATCGTGACAATGTTGCTGGTTACAACTGTTCAGCGGTGGCAGTAGATCATCCGAGAGTTTTTGATGAGACTATGTTTATTTTGATGTGCGGAGTTGGTCTCGGGTTCTCTGTAGAGCGTCAATATATTAATCAGTTACCTGAAATCGCGGAGGAAATGCATAAAACTGATACAACCATCGTGGTCGCAGACTCTAAAATTGGTTGGGCATCTTCATTTCGCCAGTTAATCTCCTTGTTATATCAAGGCATGATCCCTAGATGGGATGTGTCAAAGGTTCGTAAAGCAGGTGAGAAGCTGAAAACTTTTGGTGGTCGTGCGTCAGGACCAGATCCATTGGTTGATTTGTTCGAGTTTACCGTTAAACTGTTTATAGATGCTCGTGGGCGCAAACTTAATTCTATAGAATGTCACGATCTTATGTGTAAAATTGCCGATATCGTGGTAGTAGGTGGTGTTAGACGTTCTGCCCTTATCTCTTTATCTAACCTAACAGATCAGAGGATGAGGAATGCAAAACAAGGACAATGGTGGATATCCGACCCACAAAGAGCGTTGGCAAATAATTCTGTCGCATATACAGAGAAGCCTGATATGGCTATTTTTATGGATGAATGGAAGGCTTTATATATGTCAAAATGTGGCGAAAGAGGTATTTTTAATCGCGTTGCCGCTATAAAACAACAACCAAAAAGACGTGCTGATCTGG